ACATCTTTTTTCAGTAACGCTTCTATTGACATATTAACTCCTTTGATTTTCGTTTAACTCTTGTTGAATAATCTCTTTTTGTTGTTCAGGATATAAATCCTTGAACTCGATAAAGTCTGCTTCTTGGCAGCAAACTATTTTATCCCCTTTGATTGTCAAACAATAGGGGCAGTAGTGTATGTCTGAGAACTCTGACACATAGGTTTGGAATAGTGTCTTCATTAGTGGAAACTTTCATAAGCCATTGTCCACAGAACATCACCCGCCAGATCGGTGAGCTTATTCAACTCATCTTCTGTCAATGGTGTTCCATCTTCGTAGCATCCACCTGAAAAGTAGGCATCAGAGAAGTCTGGGAAGTCTCTGCTATCTACTCCATCTACTTCTAGGTCTACAACCTTTTTTCCATTAAGAATCGGCATCATTCGCCCCTTGCTTTGAGCATTGCATCTGCCATTAAGTAGGCTTGCGCTGACACAAGTTCAGGGGTATTGCCATCAGAAATGCTTTTAAACACATGACCTGATGACACAAAAGATGCCGCAAAGTAGTCACGCAAGGTCATGCCTTTAAATGGTTCACCCCATCCATTAAAGCCTTCATTGGGAAATGCTGGTTCGTTCATATTCACTCCTATTGGTTTATTAAAATGTGGGTTTTTTGTTGCCCACACCCATAATGTGCCACAGGTTTTATAGGAAATCTCTAGGGATAAACCCTAATAGACAAGCATAAAAACAACAGTAGTATTCTGAGTATGAAAACTGAAATACTTGAAAAAAGATGCGCTGAAGCCTTGCTTGGGTACTCTCAAACAATGGCAGATGCTTACACAACCGAACCAGAGGACTTTGATGCGGCTGTTACTGCTTTGCTTGCTAGAACATTAGAACTTCATCTCAACCGAACAATCAACCTGGAAAACCTTTACAAATGACCCAAGAAGCAGTTATCAGAGCATTGCAAAATGGCCCACTTACTTCCTATCAAATAGAGGATTTGACGGGCATACCAAGATTGTCTATTGCAGCTTGTTGCACAAAGATGAGCTATAAAAAGAAACTAAAAATCGGAAAAGTTAAGATGGGTAGGTCTTGGGTTTCTCAGTACACCCTAGCACCGCATATGATTGAGGCTGAAAAGGTAGAAGAACCTCGTGATCTGCTAAACCCGTTTGACATCAGAAACGCTAAAGGTATCTTCACTAAGGCTGAATATGCTTCTATGAACAACCAAGCTGTTCGTTTGTTTGGCAGAAAACCAACAAATGAAATAACCAACAATCAATTTATTTGATACAATGTTTTGAAACACGGCTAGGCAGGGAGTAATTATCCTGCCGAAAAGAGTTATCCCTTCTCCTGCCGCAGTTTCTTCTTTAAGGGTGTTTAAAAAGCGGAAAATTTATGCACTTTTACAAGTTTCACATTGGTGACTACATGAGTCACACTCGCCATCTTTCTTTACTGGAAGACCTGGCATACAGAAGACTTTTAGACTTCTATTTTCTCCATGAACAACCCATAAAACATCGAGATGCTGCTCGTCAGATCGGCATGAGGGAGCATGAAGAGGATGTTTTAACAGTACTTAATGAGTTCTTTTTGTCCACAGATAATGGTTTTGTAAACCCAAGGGCAAACAAGGAAATTGAAGAATATAAGGCTCATCAGGGTACTTCTGCTTATGGTGCGTTCATCAGGGACAACCAAAGTCTTAAGTCTGTTGTTCAAAAAGATGTTTATATTCAACACTTTACGAATGGAACACTAGACACATACATCAATACACTGAGGACACAAGATGTACCCATCATGTCCACATCATCGATACACGATGCAACCAATAACCATAAACCACTAACCACTAACCATAAACCAAAGAGAGAGAACGCAACTATCGTTGCTTGTCCTTCAGATGTTTCTCAGCAAGTTTGGGATGATTGGGTTACTTTGCGTAAGTCCAAGAAAGCCCCGATTACTAAAACAGTTCTTGATGGGGCAATAGTTGAAGCCAAAAAACTAGGCTGGACACTTGAGCAGTTTTTGATTGAATGGTGCAATCGTAGCAGCCAAGGTCTAAAAGCAGAGTGGATTGTTAAACCAAACCCTGCCGACAAAGTAAGGCTCACTGTTGCGCCAAGTAATGAGCCTGACCCTCAACTTTTGAAAATAATAGAAGATGCAAAGAAGGCTGCACCAATGCCAGACTTTGTTCGTCAGTTTGCTAAACAAGTGAAAAAAGCATGAACTACTTTGAAGCCATGAGACTGCTAGACAAGGTGCGTGAAGGCGTACCTTACCCACTTCACCTGATAAACCAAGCCCTAGAGCTTACTGGTGACTTGGACTAGGGTATATACCTATGGCATACAGTAGAAAAAACATCTCTAATGCAGGAGACAGAGTTGTCCTAGAGAAAGCCGAAGCAAGGGAGATATACCGAACTTGGCAATCTCTGAGAGACAATGATTTTGTTCGTGCCAGGCTTGAGCGTTGCGAAAAGGTCTATGGATCAGGAGCAAGAGATCGAGTCAGGTTTTATATGCGTCAAATGAAAGAAGGACAAATTGAATGAGTTGGCTTTATTCGCAGGTGCTGGTGGAGGCATTCTTGGAGGACATCTCCTTGGATGGAGAACAGTCTGTGCAGTCGAGTGGGAGCAATACCCCGCAAGCGTACTGTGCGCCCGACAAAATGACGGGCTTCTCCCGCCTTTCCCGATTTGGGATGACGTTCAAACCTTTGACGGAAAGCCGTGGAGAGGAATTGTTGACGTTGTATCTGGCGGCTTTCCATGCCAAGACATCTCAGCCGCAGGGCGAGGCGCAGGGATTGATGGAGAACGAAGCGGAATGTGGGGAGAAATGGCGAGGATCATTCACGAAGTACGACCAGGTTTCGTGTTCGTGGAAAACTCACCAATGCTCACTTCTCGGGGACTTGGACGAGTTCTCGGAGACTTGGCCGCAATGGGGTTTGATGCGAAATGGGGAGTGTTGGGAGCAGCAGACGTTGGCGCAAACCATCAGAGGGACAGAATTTGGATTGTCGCCAAACAACGAAACATTCTTTCACACGCCTTGCACAACGGGGTTGGACGGTGGCAGCAACAGCAGAAAAGCACTCAAAAAACGTCTTTTGCCAACACCAGATGCCAGTCAGAGAGGCCCTACAAAGGATTACAACCCACAAGCCAAATCTCAATCGGGGAGGACGCTTCAATCGTTTGCGGCAAAGTTTCCGACTCCAACAACAATGGACACAATTACAAGAAGTCGAGAGAGTTATTTGCGAGTACAGAACAGACCGAGACAAGGGAAGATGTTAACAAAATTAGCAGACATAATTCATTGGCCAACACCTCAAGCCTCGGACAATCGGGACAGGGGCAACATGAGCAACCCGTCAGTCCAGAGGCGTGTGGCAATTGGCAAGCAAATATCATTGAGTCAATCGGTTCATCCGACTTCTGGACAACTGAACCCAACGTGGGTCGAGTGGTTGATGGGATGGCCTCTAGAGTGGACAGACTTAAAGCCATTGGTAATGGACAAGTCCCCTTGTGTGCAGCAACCGCATGGAGAATCCTAAAATGACATTTATGGTGAATTTCAAAGTAGACGCTAACCCTGTTGGAAAACAAAGGGCTAGATACGTCAAGAGGGGAAACTTTGTGCAAACTTACACCCCTGAAAAGACAAGAACCTATGAGACTTTAATCAGGGATTCTGCAATCGAGGCAATGGGTAGCTCAGAAGCCCTAGAAACCCCTGTTAGCCTTTATCTTTATATTCGAGTGCCAATCCCCAAGTCATGCACTAAAAAGCGGTTAGAAGCCATTGATAACGGGTCAGAGAAGCCAACAAAGAAGCCTGACGCAAGCAATATCCTCAAGAGCGTAGAAGATGGCATGAACGGGGTTGTTTACCATGACGACTCGCAGATCATAAACATCCACGTTACGAAGGTTTATTCGAGTCTGCCAGGTGTTGATATTTGCGTTAAGGAGTGTTTGGAATGAGCAACCCATTTGAAATTATTGAGCCAACTTGCATCAGCTTCTCAGGAGGCAGAACATCGGCTTATATGCTTTACCGCATTCTACAGGCTCACGACATGAGCCTACCGCCCGAAGCAATCGTATGCTTTGCCAATACAGGCAAGGAAGACCCAGCGACTCTAAAGTTTGTCCATGATTGCGAAACCCATTGGGGTGTGCCAATAACTTGGATTGAATACGATGGTGTAGACGAGGTCAAAGATCGATGGAAAATCGTCAATTACCAAACCGCAAGCAGAGAGGGAGAGCCTTTTGAGGCAATGGTAGAGCGCAAAAAGTATTTGCCAAACACTTTTGCTAGGTTTTGCACCCAAGAACTCAAGATTTTGCCTATCGACAAGTACATGAAAAGCCTTGGACATGAGGAATATGTGACTTTTGTCGGCATCAGAGCAGACGAGCAAAGGCGTGTTGCCAAGATGAAAAACAACAAAGACATCAAAGAAACACCACTTGCGACCGCAGGGATTGGCGTTAACGATGTTTTAGACTTTTGGTCTAAGCAGCCATTTGACCTTGATACTGTAACTGTTAATGGGAACTCATTGTTGAGCAATTGTGATCTTTGCTTCTTGAAAAAGGCAGATCATTTGATGGGGCTGATTATCGACAAACCTGAACGGGCTATTTGGTGGGCAAACATGGAGAAAAAGGTTGGTGCTAGGTTTAACCAGGCACACCCAAGTTATGTTGACATGATGCACTTCAATGCCAAACAACATGGATTGTTTGATCCCGATGAGGAATCAATAGCGTGTTTTTGCGGAGATTAGGGTAAATCCCTATGGCAACCAACCAATAACTAGCTAACATTTAATTTTTAACAGGAGTGAATCATGGAAAAAACTTGGGAATTTGACACTACAACAGGTGCAGGTAGCGAGATTGTTACTGTCGTTTATGAGTATGAAAACGATGGTGAGACAACCTATAACGAGTCCATCAAAGAGGTTTGGTTTGAGGGCAGAAACGTCATTGGGCTATTCTCTGATGAGCAATTCAAAGAATTAGACATTGAGGCTTCTATGCGGTTTCAGAATCACAAACTCAACTATAAGTTGGAGGATGTATGAACGAACCCACTAAAGCCATCCAATACTTAATTGACACCGCCCCTTTGTATGCAAAAGCAAAAGCGGATCGGATGTATTTAGAAGAATTTAGAAAATCCCGCAAAGCTCAGTTAATGAGTCAAGCGGGAACAGAGGTTTTAGGCAAACAAGAGGTTTATGCCTATGCTCACGCTGATTATGTCGGGATATTAGAGGGCATTAGAGAAGCGGTAACCCTTGAGGAGGAATATCGGTTTTTAATGAGGGCAGCAGAAGCAAGAATTGAGGTGTGGAGAACAAACCAATACTCAGCTCGAATGGAATTAAAGGCAACAACTTGAATAATAAACTGAACGCCAAAGAGAGATTGCACCTTGCAAGGGTTAAATCCCTCCCATGTTCAGTATGCCAGGCATCACCTCCAACAGAAGCTCACCATTACAAACAGGGCTTGCAATATACTTGCATTGCTTTATGTGTCGATTGCCACCGCAACCCTGTTCTTGGATGGCATGGGCAACGAAGGGCGTGGGCCATAAGTAAGATGCTGGAAATTGATGCACTTAATGAGACCATTCGCAGATTGTGCGAAGAAATGCCCACCAAAGGGTCTAAAAGCCCTTTCTAGGCGTTTTTAAGCATGGGTGAATGGGGTAATCGGGTAAAATGCCTTAAATGGCAATTAAACGCACTTCAAAAGCACATAGAAATGAACTGCTCAAACTATATGGGCATAGGTATGAACGCCATTGGAGTGGTCGGGCTGGCTGCTTTTATTGTGGTGATAAATGGTCAGAATTAGATCATTGCCCGCCATTATCTTGGTGCGACGCAAAAGAGCTTAAATGGTTCAAAGAGAGAAAAATAGGGTTTTACCTTGCCAACTCATGCAAAGACTGCAACCGAGCATTGGACAATAAGCCGTTTTTTACCCTTCAAGAACGTGCCGATTACATACGAAAACGCCTAGAAGCAAAATCAGAAAAAATTGTTTTGTGGAACAAGCAAGAAATTGCAGAAATGAGCGATCGATTTCAAAAGACCATAGAAGCACGACAAGCCCTGCAAACTATCATGCTAGAACGCCTCTGGTTCGCTCAGGAACTGCAATTCAGGGCTGAGGATTTCCCTGAGTAGCATAGACGTAAAAAAACCCTCCTAAGAGGGCTTAAATTTAGATTGAAATTAGTTATTGTGTAATCTCTTCCCACTCCTTGATCCATGCCAAACATTCGGCTTTGGTGTCAAACATTGCAATTTGACCATCCCCGAGGTATTGCACCCACCAATGAGCTTGAAACGGGTGCATTGTGCCGTACATATCTTTTTGAGTGCGAATATATCCATATTCAAAACCATTTAGATAATAGATTTTGGATTTTATTTTTGTAATGGTCATAATAAACCTTTCATTTTTTACCAGTTAAAATTTTAAGAATTAATGCCAGGCAAGCATAAATCATAAAATCCCCAATATTGCTTCATTATCACGATAACAACCATCAAAGCCAACTTCAATTGTGTAAATATCATTTACATATTCTTTCCACCAATCCCTTTCAATGCCATAATCTCTAGAGTGCTGGATTAATCCTAGTTTTAATGTCATTATTGCTTTGGCTTCGGTTTTACCAAATGCGGTGAATTGAAAATTAATAGAATCAAATTTTGCTTGATAAAAGGTCATGCTGCCACCTGTTAAAACTGTTGAAACACAAAAGAGCCATTGTCGGTTCTGCCAACGAAGAGGGCGTTTTCCTGAATGTATTCCGAAATAAACTTTTCAAATTGGTCATCTGTCATGCCATCAATTTCCTTTTCTAGGCGGTATTGATGCACAAATTCATGGGCAGATAATTCTAAATATTCGCAACAAATTGCAATCGGATCAAATTCGATTTCCTCGCCACTATCACGCTCGTACTCCTCAAAATACTCGAACATCATAATCAAAGCGTCACGAGAGAAATTATTTGGACGCAAGGAATCGAATTGGTTAATAAATTCGTGGCAGTTAATTGTCTGTTTCATGTTGAAGCCTGTTAAGTTAAAAACCTAGGAAAACACCTAGGCCAATAACCCCCAATTTGAGGGTTATCAGTCTAAGAATTAAGCCACCTTTTGCTGCACTTGCATAAAATCAGGGTTTAAACCTTGATACGTTCCGGCATCATTACGCATTGGCATAACGACAACAACGGCATTGTTTTGATTGTCATGAATAGCCCCTGAACCATCACCACGTTGCGACAACGGGAAAATCTTACCCTTTTTAGCCCCGTAATACATTGCCAATGCCTCATTGCCCCTGACAAGCAAATCAGGTTCAAAATAGCTGGCTTTAATCTCTGAAAAAGCATCACGGGCAGGAACAACACGGGAAATATCGGGGTAACGTGCATCGATGGCTTGAAAACGGGCATTACCTAAAAGATAATAATCTTTTGCACCGCCTTCAATTGTTTCCAAATCGATAAATTCTGACTTTTTATCAATGGCTTTAATGGTGTCAGATGGAATAATTATTTGAAACCCGTATTCTGTTGGTGCATCGATAACGACAATTGGGCATTGTCCCGCAAATAAAATGTGACCATCCGTCCCGTAAACCATTGCCACTTCTGGGTGATTGATTGAAATGCAAACCCCTTGCAAATAGTAACGAATATCTTTTTTTGCTGCACAAATTAAAGCAGAACGAAGAACCGAAGTTTTGAGAGTGATTTTCATGTTGAAGCCTTTTGAAAGTTGAAACCCTAGGCAATTCCTAGGCCATTGACCCCTAATCTAAGGGTCAACAGTCTAAGGTTTAAGCGAATAAAACATCAAAGTAAGCAAGCAGACCCACGCAAAGCATAAGACCCAAACCAATGGCCGTCAGAATGTCCAAAATTGTGTTTTTCATAATTTCACTTTCCAAATGTCAACAACAGTATCTGGGGCAAACCATCTTTGCTTAGAGTCGGGTGCATCTTTATGGGACAAATAAACTGTTTTCTCAGACCTTTCCCGCCATGCAGACCCAACTTCGTCATAAAGGGTTTTACCTTTCCAGAGTGTAAATTTCCAATCATCGGGGATTGATCCATTCATTTCGAGGTCTGCAAGGTCTGTGATAGCCATTGAACAAACCAAATATTTCCAAACATAGGTTTTCATTGTGCCGCCCCGTCAAATGTTGGCTTGATACTTTTAACATTTGCAACCTTGTCAAAAATCCCCTCAAATGCTTTAAAGAGGATTTCCCTGTTGCCGGTATCTGCGACTAAGAAAGCATCGCCTATGTGGCTTGCAAATGACCCGTATGCACCCAAAGCCATTGAGTTGGCGATCTTGTTCAGTTGATCGTAAGAATATTTCATAATTGACACCTGTTGAGTTAATGAAAGAGAGAGCTAAAAATCTACCCTCTCACTATATAAGCATAAAAGAATCGTGCCAGTTGCTGTAAGTTGTTGATTTATAACACCCCTCCAAAACCCTATCAGTACTTACCCTTAGAATTAAAGTATGCAATAATTAAATAAATCAATTTTCAGGCAAAAAATGGGAAGACCCTCAAACCCTCAGACCCGATACTTTCAAAGAACATTGTCAGACCCTCAAAGAATGATCTTGCTTGCTGCAGGTAATGGCAATCTATGTAGAGGATTCGAGAACGTGCTAGACCTCTACCTGGAGGCGCACAATCAAGGTTTCAGACCTAACATGCCATTGAGTTTTTTAAATATAGGGCGGGCAACAACTAACAACCCCAACTCAGAGGAATTAGTAGGAGATAAGGTAAGGGAAGATCGAAGGAACGAATAGGCAAACACAATGACAAGCAATTCAAGTACATCGAAAAAGGTGCATCCGCTTCTTACACTTTCCTAATTGCAAATAAGAATCATTCGCATCTAGACAAGGTAAGGGTAAACCCTATAAGGGTAAGTACCTAGGTAGAAACCCTTAGGTAGAAACCCTAGGTGGTGAGATGTATGGGGGGGGAGGGGGTAGGTTGGGTTGATAGATATTTGTGTACCCGCCCCTAGACCGAAAAAGCTAAAATGAACTAATCCATTCCAAGGAGGACAAAATGGAAAAAAGAGGAAGAGGAAGACCAAAGGGAAGCGTTAAGATGACCATACAGAGGTTTACTGACAATCCACCCCTAGTACTACCTAAGACAGACCATCAACGTCTGAAGGAGCTTAAAGAGCTGATGATTAGGAGTGGAGGTAAGGATGTGGCTCAGAAGGTTATTGAGATAGCCCTTAATGATGACCATCCCCATCAATTGGTAGCTCTTAAGATGTGTCTTGATAGGACTCTTCCTGTTTCTTTGTTTGAAAAGGACAAGAGTCAGAGAAGTGCCGTAACCATCAATATCACTGGTTTGGGACAAGAGCCACTGGTAGTAGATACTGAACAACCTGAAGATGTAGAGGCTAAATATGGCTGATTTGAACTTCTCTCTACTTCCTTGGCAACAAGAAGTCTTCAAAGATTCCACGAGATTCAAGGTTGTGGCTGCTGGGCGTAGGTGCGGTAAGTCTCGTATGGCGGCAGTTACCCTACTGATTGAGGGACTCAAGTGTCCACAAGGCTCTGCGGTTCTTTACGTTAGTCCCACTATGGGACAATCAAGACAGATTATCTGGGACTTGTTGCTAGACCTTGGCAGAGAGGTTATTCAGAGCAGTCATGTGAACAACCTAGACATTACCCTGATAAACGGGGCTAGGATATACGTTCGTGGTGCGGATAGACCTGATACCTTGCGTGGTGTTAGTCTGACCTATGCCGTTCTCGATGAGGTTGCGGACATTAAGCCTGAAGCATGGGAACAGGTCATTCGTGCCAGTTTGAGTGATAAACGGGGGAGAGCACTCTTTATCGGCACTCCAAAGGGACGCAATTGGTTCTACGATACCTTCAAACTAGGCGAGTCAGAAGATGACCCTGATTGGAAGAGTTGGCACTTCACCACTGCTGATAACCCCTTGATTGACCAAGCAGAGATAGATTCCGCTAAAAAGACTCTGAGTTCTTTCGCTTTCAAGCAAGAGTTTATGGCGAGTTTCACCAATGCGGGGTCGGACATCTTTAAGGAAGAGTGGATCAAATACGGGGTTAAACCTGAACATGGAAGCTATTACATCGCTGTTGACCTTGCGGGATTCGAGGAAGTTGCCAAACAAGCAGCCAACTCTAAGAAGCGTCTGGACGAGTCTGCTATATCCATAGTGAAGGTCACAGACGATGGTAAGTGGTTTGTTGAGAAGATTGAACACGGAAGATGGGACATCCGTGAGACTGCTTCTAAGATACTGATTGCTATTCGGGACTATCGCCCTTTAAGTGTGGGAATAGAGAGGGGGGCGTTAAAGAACGCTGTTTTGCCCTACTTGTCAGACTTGATGCGTAAGAACAACACTTATGCTCACATCATAGATTTGACCCACGGGAATAGAAAAAAAGCGGACAGAATCATCTGGGCTTTACAAGGTAGGTTCGAGCATGGCAGAATTGTGTTAAATTCGGAAGAAGATTGGGATGAGTTTGTAGACCAGTTAATCCTGTTCCCTGCTCAAGGAGTCCATGATGACTTGCCTGACTCCCTCAGTTACATTGACCAACTGGCTGTTACATCTTACATGGAAGAAGATGACAGTGAGGAATGGCAACCAGTAGATATTATTTCAGGAGTATAAAAATGGGTAAACGTATTGACTATGTAACTGAAAAGTTCAAAACTGCTGACACTCTTAGTGGGATGTATAGCGGTGGTGGAGCACCCGAGAATGTAAAGCAGGGCTATCAGAAGGCATATAAAGAAGCCTTTAATGCTCAGTCTACTGCTGAAAAGGTAGGTGCTGGTCGTGGAATGGTTAATCCTCCATTGGCAAACAGCCGTGAGCAATATGAGAATGAGCGTGAGGCTGGCGATCCAAATGCCCTAAGGCTCTCTTTTGCCGAGTGGAAAAAACTTTAAAGGTCAATCATGGAATTCCAAGAACCTAGCGACTCAGACAAAGAGATAGTTAACTTTGTTGTCAACCATTGTGATAGATGGAGGGATTGGAGAGATGTCAATTGCCTTGATGATTGGCTAGAGTACGAGCGTATCTTCAATGGTGAGTGGGATGCCCAAGACAAAACCCGTGAGTCAGAGCGTTCAAGAATCGTTACTCCCGCTACCCAACAAGCCGTAGAGACACGCCATGCCGAGATCATGGAAGCCATCTTTGGTCAGGGTGAGTTCTTTGACATTCAAGACGATATTCGTGATGTCAATGGTAGCCCCCTAGATGTTGCTGCTATCAAGTTGCAACTCATGGAAGACTTCAAAGTCGATAAGATTCGCAAGTCCATTGACCAGATTGAGCTACTTGCTGAAATCTATGGTACGGGCATCGGTGAGATTGTTGTAAAAACAGAGAAAGTCTTTGTCCCCGCTACTCAGGCAATACCTGGTCAAATGGGGCAAGCCGCTATCGGTGTCGTAGAACAAGACCGCATTGCAGTCAAGATTGTTCCTGTTAACCCCCGTAACTTCTTGTTTGACCCCAATGGAACATCTATTGATGACTGTATGGGTGTGGCTATCGAGAAGTATGTCTCTATCCACAAGATCGTTAAAGGTCAAGAAGAAGGCATCTACCGCAAGGTAAAGGTCGGCACTGACTCGATGGATACCGACTTAGAGCCTACACAAGAAGTCTCCCAGTACGAAGACGATAAAGTTAAACTTTTGACTTACTATGGTTTAGTTCCTAGAGAGTATCTTGAGCAACTAGAGAACGAAGAAGATGGCGAAGTAGAAGACTTATTCCCTGAAGACAGTATTCAGGATGAGTATTCCGATCTGGTTGAGGCTATTGTCGTTATCGCCAATGATGGTGTTCTTCTGAAAGCAGAAAAGAACCCATACATGATGAAGGATCGCCCAATCCTTGCTTATCAGGACGATACAGTTCCTAATCGCTTGTTGGGTCGTGGTACTGTTGAGAAGGCTTACAACTCACAGAAGGCTATTGATGCCCAAGTTCGTTCACACTTAGATTCATTAGCTCTAACTACTAGCCCAATGATGGCTATGGATGCTACCCGTTTACCAAGGGGTGCTAAGTTTGAAGTAAAGCCAGGTAAAGCAATCCTGACAAACGGCAATCCCAATGAGATTCTGTTCCCGTTCAAGTTTGGCAATACAGATGGTTCTAACCTGACAACTGCCAAAGAGTTTGAACGTATGCTTTTGATGGCAACAGGCACTTTAGACTCTCAGGGAATGGTTACTGCTGTCTCCAGAGATGCGGGTCAGGGCGGTATTTCGATGGCTACTGCCTCGATTATCAAGAAATACAAGCGTACCTTGGTGAACTTCCAAGAGGATTTTATGATCCCCTTCATCACCAAAGCCGCCTACCGCTATATGCAGTTTGACCCAGAGCGTTATCCTACTGTGGACATGAAGTTCATTCCTACGGCAGCACTCGGAATCATTGCTAGAGAGCATGAGCAACAACAATTTATCGCTTTGTTGCAGACTCTTGGCCCTAATACACCTGTTTTGCCTATCATTTTGAAGGGCATCATGGCTAATTCTTCTCTGTCAAACAGATTTGAGTTGATTGAGATGCTAGACAAGATGGCTACGGCTGATCCACAGGCTCAACAAGCGGCTCAGATGCAACAACAATTGGCTATGCAACTGGCTCAAGCACAGATTGCTGTCCAAACTACACAGGCAGAGCAGAACAAGGCTGAAGCGCAAAAGTTATTGACTGAAGCGCAATTGATGCCTATTGAGTTGCAAGCAAAGAGTATGGCGGCTAATACCAAGAATCTACCTTCTGATGACGCTTTGGCTTCAAAAGAGTTTGATAAGCGTGTCAAAGTTGCTGAATTGATGCTTAAAGAAGCTGATATTCAGAATAAGGCTAAGATTGTTGAAAAGCAGATGACTAGACAATGAATCCAGAAGATTTAGCCAAACAAAAGCGTAAAGAATCTTCTAAAAAGTACTATGAAGAGAATAAAGAGGCGTGTAAACAAAGGACTAAAGAGCATCCATCCTGTATAGCTGCGAGAGAAAAATATAGGAATAAGCCTGAAACAAAAGATAAGATCAGGAATTGGAAACTTTTGCAGAATTATGGGATAACAAACCAAGATTATGAGCAAATGCTTGAAAATCAGGGATTTTGTTGTGCTGGATGCGGTTTACACCAAAATATCTTAGAAAAAAAGTTACATGTTGATCATGACCATGTAACGGGAAAAGTAAGAGGTCTTCTTTGCGGTAATTGCAATAGGGCTTTAGGATTGGTCAAAGATAATTTAGAAACATTGGTTAGACTACACGAATATTTGGAAAAATCTAATGCAACTTGAGCCATCACTTCAGAAGTACTATGACGAGAGATTTTCCATGATGTCCACTCAAGGGTGGATAGATTTAATGGAAGATGTTGACAAAATGATAGAGCCTTTGAATAATATCTCAACAATTGCAGACGAAAAAAGTCTACAATTCAGAAAAGGCGAGTATTCAATACTAATTTGGCTGAAAAACTTGAAACAAGTCAGCGAAAGAGCATTTGAGGACTTAAATGAGAAGAATGTATGAATTTGCCTGTATAAACGGGCATAAGACAGAGAGATTTGTTGATTATGAGTCAACAAGTCTTGTGTGTGATTGTGGTGAGGAGACTCATCGCATTTTATCTGCACCAGCTTTTAAGCTAGAAGGGTGGTCTGGAGCGTTTCCATCATCGCATGGAAGGTTCGAGAAAAGTCACTTAGATAGATTAAAGGCCGAGCAGAAACTCAACTCATAAGCAATTATGCCGAGTTGAATCTCCTACAACCGATTGACGGCAGGAAAAGGAAATAAGTATGTTGATTGATGATGAAAAAGAAGAGTTTGGCGAGTTAGAGATTGAACAGCAGAAGATCGAGCAAAAGGCTGAACTTCCTGAGAAATACAGGGATAAAAGTTTAGACGAGATTGTGCGGATGCACCAAGAGGCTGAAAAGCTAATTGGAAAGCAAGCACAGGAAGTAGGCGAGGTCAGAAAGTTAGCCGATGAACTTATCAAACAGAACCTTGGTTCACGACAGCAACAGACTAGACAGGAAGAGCCTGAAGTAGATTTCTTTGAGAATCCACAGAAGGCAGTTCAAAGGACTGTTGATAATCACCCCGACATCCTAGCGGCACGACAAGTTACGTTAGAAATGAAAAGGGCGCAAATTCAGCAAAGGTTAGCGCAAGAACATCCCGACTTTGGAGACATCGCCAGAGATCAGGACTTTGCAAATTGGGTGAAGTCTAGCCCTGTTCGCATCAAGATTTTTGAGCAAGCCGATTCTGGATATGATTTCGACTCAGCTAATGAATTGCTATCTACCTATAAACAGCTACGCACTGTAAAAAGTAAGCAAGTAAGTGATGAGGGTGAGGTAACTCGCAAGCAGAACTTAAAGGCAGTAGGTGTTGATGTAGGTGGTTCTGGTGAATCATCAAAGAAAGTATATAGAAGGGCTGACCTTATTCAGCTTCAGTTGAGAGATCCAGATCGTTATGCTGCGCTTAGTGATGAAATCATGCAAGCGTATGTAGAGAAACGGGTTCGTTAAAATTTGTTTTAGGAGATTTAATCATGGCATATCCAACACCAGCGGTAACAGTAACCACCGCAGCAACGTTCATTCCAGAAATCTGGTCTGACGAAATCGTAGCCGCTTACAAGAAAAACCTTGTTTTGGCTAACATCGTAATGAAGATGAACTTCAAGGGCAAGAAGGGCGATGTAGTTCACATTCCCGCACCTACCCGTGGTAACGCAACAGCGAAAGCGGCATCTACTGCCGTTACATTGATTGCCGACACTGAGACAGAAGTTCAGGTTAACATTAACCAACACTTCGAGTATTCACGTTTCATTGAGGACATCGTTGAAGCACAAGCCTTGAACAGCTTGCGCCAGTTCTACACTGCGGATGCGGGCTATGCGCTTGCCAAGCAAGTAGACACTAGCTTGATCCAATTGGGTCGTGCATTCAATGGTGCTACTGTCGGTACTAACGACTATGCGACAAGCAATACATCCACCAAAGCCTTTGTTGGCGGTGATGGTACTACTGTTTATAACAGCACATCTTCCAATGCTTCCGCATTGACTGACGCTGCTATTCGTCGCACTATTCAGCGTTTGGATGACAACGACACTCCTATGGATGGTCGCTTCTTTATCATTCCTCCTTCAAGCCGCAATACGTTGATGGGTCTTTCCCGTTACACAGAACAGGCTTTTATTGGTAATGGTAATGCAATCCGCAATGGTGAAATCGGTCAACTGTATGGCATCCCCGTGTTCACAACAAGCAATGCTGATACTGCTGCTGGTAACTCTACAACAGATCGTATCTGCTTGATGGGTCACAAGGACTCTATGGTTTTGGTTGAGCAAATGGGCATCCGCTCACAAACTCAGTACAAACAAGACTACTTGGCTACCTTGTTCACATCTGACACACTTTATGGTGTGAAAGCAATGCGTACAGCCGCTACTGTTGGTGCAGCTTTGTCTTCTAGCGCATTTGCGTTAGCAGTTCCAGCCTAATAGTTGCCTTTTCCCCTCGCCTTAATCGGTGGGGGGATTTTTTACATCAAGGAGATTTATTATGGCAGCAGCAACAGCAGTCGTTTCCCGTAGGGGCAATGACCAATTCCGTGGTTTGTTTGCAGACACTTGGGAAGTTTCATGCACTCTAAATACCGCATCAATAGCTACTACTGCAACTGATACAGATACAGTAACAGTTCCAGGCGTTGCTTTGGGCGATATGGTTATCGGTATGTCTATTGGCGTTTCTGAGGCAGGTTTGGTTCGTAGAGCCTATGTTTCAGCCGCTAATACAGTTACTATCGTGTCTTACAACCCTACAGGTAGTTCTGTAGACTTGGCATCAACTACATTGACCTTGATTATTGGTCGTGCAGTTTAATTAAAGGGGGCTAATACCCCCCTTTTTTTGGAGTTTTTATGGCTACTTTTCGTTGTTTAGCAAGTGGAAACACAGTAACTTTCACCTATCAACATGATATTGATAGCATGAAGGGTCATCAAGGCTATGTCCTTGTTGAGGAAACTCCAAAGAAAGACGAAGACAAACCTAAGGTTGGAAGACCAAAGAAAGAGGTTTCAAATGTCGGAAATTGATCCAAGAGAATTCGGAAAATTGGAAGCCCAAGTTGAGGCTTTACAAGCAGAAGTCCATGCACTTCGCCAAGATATTAAAACGCTTTTAGAAATGGCAAACAAGTCTAAAGGTGGTTTTTTCGTTGGAATGGCAATCGCCTCTGTTGTTGGCGGTATCATTTCTTTCATTGCAACCAAGCTAGTTCGTTAAGGATTTATATGCCACAAGTCGGAAACAAGAAATTCCCATACACAGAAAAAGGCGAGAAAGAAGCCAAAGAGTATGGCAAAAAGAAATCTATGCCTGTCACTGTGATGATTGCTATTGGTAAGCCTAAAGCAATGCCTACTCGTGGTGGTCGTACTGCTACCAATATGATGAAGAAATCTACAAGGGGTAAATAATGGCTATAACTGCTCCAATTACACTTTTGAATGCCGTTGTCGCTACTGGAGCATCAACCGCAGTTCAGGCTGATCCTGGTCAACCCGCATTCCTTCAAGTTTCAGGCATCACAAGTGCTACTGTTGCTTTGCAAGGTAGTTTAGATGGGGTAACATATTCAACGATTGGTACAGCCTTAACTGGTGATGGCATTATTACTGTGGCAAATGCGCCTAAGTATTTAAGAGCCAATTGCACAGTTTATGTAACTGGCACAATCACTGCCAAAATCATGTATTGATATGAAAACCAAAGCCCAAAAGAAGATCAGCAAGGTGATGACTGAGTTTGGCAAGGGCAAGTTGACTACCAATAAAAAGGTCGTTACTAATCCAAAACAGGCTGTGGCTATTGCTTTATCCGAAGCAGGTATGTCTAAACCAAAGGGTAAGAAATGAAACAAGGTCTATACGCTAACATCAATGCCAAGCAAGAACGCATCAAAGCGGGTTCTAAGGAAAAGATGCGTAAGGTTGGTTCTAAAGGTGCTCCTACTGAGGCGGCATTTAAGGCTGCGGCTAAGACCGCAAAGAAGAAATGAAATCTCCTGTTTGGCAAACAAAAGAAGGAAAAAACCCCAAGGGGGGCTTGAATGCCAAAGGCAGAGCATCGTATAATGCAGAAACAGGTGGCAATTTAAAACCACCAGTCAAGTCGGGTGACAACCCTAGAAGGGCCTCCTTTTTAGCACGTATGGGCAATATGCCTGGCGCTGAGATGAAAGATGGAAAGCCTACCCGACTTTTACTTTCTCTTAGAGCTTGGGGCGCAACGTCCAAGGAAGACGCTAAAGCTAAGGCTAAAGCGATCTCTAAGAGGAATATGAAGTGAGACCAGTATCAGTCGGAGTTAACCCAACAGCCAATACGCTGACAACTGTTTATACAGTTCCTACGGGTTATTACGCCAAGTTTACTGTGATGTACATTCACAACACTGGCGGTTCGACTAAGCACATTACTGTTCAATGGTATGACGCAAGTTCGGCTACAACATTGGATATTCTTACTAACTACGACTTGACTTCAAAGCAATACCTTCAGTTTGATGGCAATGCTTATATCGTTTTAGAAGAAGGCGATAGGATTCAAATTACTACTCAAAGTGCAAGTTCCTTCAGTTTTATTGCCACATTTGAGGTTCAGGGAGCACAAAGAACATGACCTACTTAGAACTTGTTAACGATGTTCTCATTCGATTGCGTGAGACAACTGTTTCTACAGTATCAGAAACAACTTATTCCGCATTGATTGGCAAGTTTGTCAATGATGCTAAACGTCAGATTGAAGATTCCTATAATTGGAATGTCTTAGGACAAACAATTACAGTTACCACTACCAGTAGTACAAGTTCTTACGCTTTGACAGGTGCGGGTCAGAAGTTTCGTATCAATGACGCTATCAACACTACCAGTGTTATAACTTTGGATAACACGACTGTTGCGGATATGAACCGCAAACTCAACTTTGGCACACCTTCACAGTCTATTCCCAGTGAGTTTTGCTTTAGTGGTGTAGATGGCAGTGGCGACACAAAGATTGACCTGTTTCCCGTTCCTGATGGTGTTTATACACTCAAGTTTGATTTAACCATCCCACAGGCTAATCTGTCTGCTGATGGCACTTCAGTCAAGGTATTGGACTATTTGGTGACTCAGAGTGCCTATGCTCGTGGTTTGATTGAGCGTGGTGAGGACGGAGGCACTGCTTCTAATGAGGCTTATGCTTTGTTCCGTGGAATGCTATCTGACGCTATTGCATTGGAAAGCACTCGTTACCCTGAAGATAACTTTGTGGCGGTCTAATGGCAGCTCCTCTACAAAGTCAAAGCATTAGCGCACCAGGCTTTTTCGGCCTGAACACGCAAGATTCGCCATTAGATTTGGCATCTGGCTTTGCTTTGGTCGCCAATAATTGTGTGATTGACCAATATGGTCGTGTTGGTTCTCGCAAGGGCTACACAAGGGTTAATCCATCATCGGGTAATCTAGGTGCTAATGACGTTACTGTTATTCACGAATTAGTCCAAACTGATGGCACTTTGACTGTTCTGTTCGCAGGGAATCTCAAGTTATTCAAACTTGGTACTTCTAACGCAGTGACTGAGTTAACTTATGGTGGGGGCGGTTCTGCTCCTACTATCACAGCTAATAACTGGCATTGTGCTTCTCTGAATGGGATTACTTACTTCTTCCAATCTGGACACGATCCTCTTATCTTTGATCCCGCAGTAAGTACAACTACTTATCGCAGAGTTTCTGAGAAGACAGGATATGTAGCTACTGTTCCGCAAGCCAATATCTGTATCTCAGCATTTGGTCGTTTGTGGGTAGCTAATACATCCACAGATAAAGTTACGATTACCTTCTCTGATTTGATTGCAGGTCATGTATGGGGTGGTGGTACTTCAGGAACATTGGACGTATCTCGTGTATGGCCTAATGGTGCAGATGAGATCATGGGTCTAGCGGCTCACAATGACTTTTTATTTATCTTTGGTAAACGACAGATTCTTGTTTACTCAGGTGCTACTACACCCGCTACGCTTCAGTTAAGCGACACAGTAGGTTCTATTGGTTGCATTGCAAGAGATTCTATTCAGAGTATTGGTACAGACGTAATCTTCTTATCTGATTCAGGTGTTCGTTCATTGATGAGGACTATTCAAGAGAAGTCTGCTCCTTTGAGAGACCTATCTAAGAATGTTCGTTCCGATTTGATAGGCTCTTTGGCAGTAGAGACTCTGGCTAATCTGAAGTCTGTTTACTCAGAGAAGAATGCCTTTTACTTGTTGACTCTTCCAGTAACAGCACAGGTCTTCTGCTTCGATACAAAGATGCAATTGCAAGATGGTGCATCTAGGGTCACTAAGTGGGATTCAATCGCTCCTACGGCTCTCTATTCGCTTCGCAATGGTGATTTATACATTGGTAAGAGTGGATACATTGGTAAGTATGCAAGTTTCTTAGACCACACATCAACTTATCGATTTTCTTACTTTACGAATCATGCAGATTTAGGTAATCAGAATCAAATTTCCATCTTGAAAAGAATCAAGACAATTGTGATTGGTGGCTCTGACCAGTTCGTCACGATTAAGTGGGGATTTGACTTTGCTGCCAACTATTTGTCGGGTAATGCTTACATTCCTGAGCAGAAGAACTATGAATATGGTCTTGCTGAATATGGTGTGGCAGAATACTCTGGTGGTGTGCTTATCAAGACACTAGATGTGAATGCTTCTGGTGCGGGAAAGATTGTTCAAACTGGTTACGAAACCACCATTAACGGCACACAGTTGTCAATTCAGAAGATTGAGATTCAATCTAAGAACGGGAAAATATCATGAGTAACTACACAAAAAGTACCAACTTTGCGACTAAAGACAACCTTAGTCCTGGTGATCCGTTAAAGATCGTCCGTGGTACTGAGATTGACACAGAGTTCAATAACATCTCTACTGCCATCTCTACGAAGACAGATAACTCTGCTGCCGCAATTACTGGTGGTTCAATTACTGGTATCACAGACTTAGCAGTTGCTGATGGAGGTACAGGAGCTTCTACGGCTACTGCGGCTTTAAATAACCTCTTGCCTAGCCAATCAGGTAACTCTAGCAAGTATCTTCAGACGGATGGAACTAACGCTACTTGGGATGCAATCAGTATCAATACTGGCGACATCACAGGTACTTTAGGTGTTACCAATGGTGGTACTGGTGTAACTACCTCAACAGGTACAGGCAATGTAGTGTTGTCAAACTCGCCAACACTGGTGACTCCCGCATTGGGAACTCCTGCTTCTGGTACTTTGACAAACGCCACAGGCCTGCCAATCTCTACGGGTGTGAGTGGTTTAGGTACAGGTGTAGCTACATTCTTGGGTACTCCATCATCTGCCAACCTAGCCTCCGCAGTATCAGATGAAACAGGTTCTGGTGCTTTGGTGTTTGCCAACTCACCTACCTTAGTAACTCCTGCTTTGGGTACTCCATCTGCTTTGGTAGGCACAAACATCACAGGCACTGCCTCTGGCTTAACAGCGGGTAACGTCACTACTAACGCTAACTTAACAGGTGCAGTCACTTCTGTTGGCAATGCAACATCTTTGGGTTCATTTAGTTCTGCTAACCTTTTGGGTGCTTTGACAGACGAAACAGGAACAGGGTCAGCAGTCTTTGCCACCTCTCCTACCTTGGTGACTCCTATCCTTGGAACACCCACTAGCGCAACCTTAACAAACGCTACAGGTCTTCCTATCGCTACAGGTGTATCAGGTCTAGGAACAGGTGTGGCAACGGCTCTAGCGGTCAATGTAGGCTCTTCTGGCGCACCTTTGGTCAATGGTGGTGTGCTTGGTACGCCATCTAGCGGTACTGCAACCAACTTAACTGGTTTGCCTTTGACAACTGGAGTGACAGGAACACTACCTACTGCCAATGGCGGTACAAACTTAGGTGGTGCTACTCCATTCACATCAGGCGGTGTGGTTTACGCTTCTAGTTCTAGTGCATTGGCTACTGGCTCTGCGCTGACTTGGAATGGAACAGTTTTAAATGCTGTTGGAAAAGTTCAATCAACCAATTCTACAAATACTGTAGGCCAGACTGCTAATTTTGTATTAAACACATTCAATACAAATTTTGGAGCAACAGATTCCGCAACTTTGCAATCAGTATTGAACAATACGACTACTGGTGCAAATGACTTTTTCATTAAACAATTTAATCACAACCAAGGCACAACTTCCGACATAGTTTTAAAAGCAAGTTCAGGAGATAGCGGGTTTGTCAGTTTATATGCGGCAAATACTGAAGGACTACGCCTCACACCCTCAAGCCTTTACACGGCTAGTGGAATCAATGTAGGGTTTGGACTGAGTAATCCTGCTTATAAGTTGGATGTAAATGGTGACATTAACTTAGCAGACACTCAATCATTGCGTGGTGGTGGTCAGCTTCTTTTGAGAAGAACTGCATCTACAAATGAGATAAGGATTGGTTCTGGTGATGCTTCTGATTATATAGCGTTGTATTCGGGTGCGGCTCTTAAAGCAACACTTAACACCGCAGGCAATCTAGGCTTGGGAGTTCCTCCGAGTGCTTGGAATACAACCTATGCAAAAGCAATTCAACTTTCAGGGGGTTCACTTTGGTCTTATGATAATTCTCTAATTGCAATGCAACAGAATTCATATTACAACGCATCAGCAGGATTTACTTACATTGCAAATGGATTATCGTCTGAATACTATCAATTTGATGGTAAACATATTTGGCGTACAGCCCCATCAGGCACAGCAGGAAACCCTGTTACTTTTACCGATGTAATGACGCTAGATGCGTCTGGGAATTTGCTAGTGGGGGCTACTACATCTGGAGTGGCAAATGGAGGCATACATTTATTACCAGCAGGTTTTGGGGCTGGAATTCCATTTATTGGTACTGGTGGGAATACTTCAAGTGATAGCCAATTTTCAATGGCTGTTTATTCAACATCTGCCTCACAGTATCAGTTTTATGTTGGTTATGGTGGAACAGTCTTTGCCCGTTCAATTGTAATTAGTTCGCTTTCTGACCAGCGTTTAAAAGAAAACATTGTTGATTTAGATGTTGGCCTTGACAAAATCATGGCACTCAAGCCTCGCAAGTTTGATTGGAAAGAAGGCAAAGGCACAAACAAAAAGAATGTTCGTGGATTTATTGCCCAAGAACTTGAACAAGTTTTTCCTGACCTAATTGATGAATGGGCAGACCCTGCACCAGAAGGTGAAGACCCTTATAAATCTGTGCGTCAAGATTTAATGCCTGTATTGGTCAAAGCCATTCAAGAACAACAAGCAATCATTGAATCACTCAAGGCACGACTTGATGCCGCTAATCTTTAAAAGGAAATAACATGACTACATCTTACAACTGGCTAATAACCCAAACTGACTACGAAACCGCCAATGGTTTCATCACTACAGCGCACTGGACTTGCCGTGCAGTAGATGGCGACAACATGGCTTCAATCTACTCAACTTGCTCATGGGCTTCTGGTACACCAACAATCCCCTATGCCCAAGTCACTATGGCTGAAGTATTAGATTGGGTTTGGGCTAATGGTGTTGATAAACAAGCCACAGAAGATGCTCTGGCGGCTAATATTGCTTTGCAGAAGAATCCTGTTACTGCTACTGGCACACCTTGGAGTGCAGCATGAAATTAGAGTTAGACGTTAACGAGATTAACTTTGTATTACAAACTTTGGGGCAGTTGCCCTCTAGTAGTGGCGTATGGCCTCTT